CCGCCGTCTACTAACCGGTAGAAAGGAGGTCAAACCCACAGAACGCCGAAACGTTGCAATGGAATAACCACCATGTAACTACACGGCAGCCCAGCCTCGTTTTATTTGTGTGGAACGGGGCAAAACCACAACCGTTGGGTCACCCATCGGGGGCATGACAGAGTCACGCAACAGACGGGGCCAGCTATCGAGTTGAGTCTTCATTCTCCGATTTCGGAGTCCGTTGACCTTAAACTCGAGACGCTGAAACCGCGGATTCCAACGCCACCGCAGGAAGCGAAGGTTCTTACCTTCAGCTAACTGTGCGCTGGAACTAATCCTACAAGGAAATCCTGTCGAAGAGGTTCCGAATGGCAATTTGCCATACGTCCCTTCCAGCAGCTCCAGGAGGAATCCACCGGCCTCTCTGTATCCCTTCTCATGAAGTTCATTCATGAGAGAGGCATAAGAGGCAAGCGCCGCACCATCGGTCTTTCGGCCCGTCCAACGGAGCCGTAACCGAGAAGGCGTGACAACAACACCCTTGAAGGCGTCGATGCCACACGATTCCCGGAACGACCCGTTGATGAACGACTTAGAACGATTGACCCTTAGGCCAAACCGCTCAAGTTCGTCCATGCAACGGTCCGCCCACACTGTAGGGACAACAATGTCGTCCCCATAGACGTAGACGGACCGCCCCACTCTCCGGAGTGGAAGACGCGTCCTCCGGACACTCGCAGCGACTAATAGCACCCAAAATATGTATGACTCTACTGGGAAGCAAACTGCTGAACCCATTGGAGCATACTTACTCAGGGCTATAACTTCACCATCTGGTAAAGTAGTCGCCGTCGTGCGAACGGCTCTCAAACACTTAAGTAGTTGTGGAGTGTATCTAAACACTCTTTCAACCAACTTAAGGGAGACCCTGTCTGAGGCATCTTGGAGATCAATAGTACTAAACTCACGGCTAGTTGAACTAGCCAGAGCCAAGCGCTGATTGACTCCTTGATCCCTGAAATTGATAGACCCCCTGGTGAACGTCGAAACGTCCTCCAGATGAGCTGCCAATTTCCGGCCCAACCCCTGTTGAATCCATTGGTATTCCAATGGCTCTGCAGAGATGAGTCGCGGACCGCGCGAATCCTTCGGGACAAGTACAACTTTCGCCGTCCCACTTTCGTGGGGCGCCAATTGCTTGTACCACCCGAGGCGATCGAGAATTTCTCGCCCTCCCCCTGCCACGAAGTATTCGTAGTAGGGGAACACACGGTGGAGTTCGGTGTACTTGCGGGAAAATTCCCACTTTTCATCTAACTTCTCACCTGTGGCCACTGCACCTGGACCATGTCGCGGAAGTATGTCCATGGGATCAAACCCATGGAACACACTCTCTGTAATTCGACTAGCCAACTCCAATACTGGATCGGCATCATCGATTACGAGCGAACTGACCTCCTGCTCGACGTCTTTGAACTTGCGGATTACCGCTTCGTTCAGATCATCAGAGTAGGGGATGTCCAGTTTGTACGCGAAGAAGCATACCTGCCTAATGTGCTTTACAGCACCGGCAGATGCCTCCTCCAGGATAACACCCTCTTCATCAAAGAGAAGGCTGAAGTACGCCTGCAGAAATGCGGGCCTACTTCCGGTGCTGTCGAGGTGAAAACCTCTAGGCACGGTGAGCCTACCTGTCTCTAAGCCTTGATCAAGTGCCTTCCCCAATAAGGGTAGGGTCTTAGTCAAGAACGAGACACCCTCTTTGCGACATCTATCGGCTATGCCGTCTATGTCGCGCCGAAGGTCTACTGATGAGGTGGTGTCGAGTGGGTCGCAACGCACCAGGTGCGCACAGAGAGAGGAGTACTTACTCCACTCAGGCTCTTCCAAGGGGCCCCCCATAAGGAGGCAGCCTTTCCGAAGACGTGCGTACTTGCTACTCTACGACGAACCCCTGTTAGGAGAGAAACGTATGTTTTACGACTCTCCTCGCAGGATTGCGTCGACGTTGTCCATCGTGCTCAATGAGCTAATCGCGCCGTCCGCCAAGAAGTCGATCATATTACAGATCGCATCCTTGACAATCGTCGCGGTGATGACAGCGTCGCGAGGCACTGCAACGGTGAAATTCACCGTGAGTGTCCGTGGAGCGGCCGAGCCTGCCACCGTCTGGGTTATAGAAACCAGATGGCGGTCAACGGCGTCAGCACCCTTGCCTTGCGAGCTGTGACGGATAGTCAACAGCTTTGGCGCGGCAAGATTGGTGGTGACATCGATGCGTCGGCTACCAGTCCCATCTTGATTGATGAGGCGGTAGACGACGTCAGTCCCGTCCTTCTTATCCAACGTAAGATCGTTCGCAAGCATAGCACGTACCTCTCTGATTCTCCGGCGAACCCTTTCTCAAGGGGCCCTAACCGGGCGCTAAAATCGCTGACGAATCAACGATAGGGCGAGCAACTGCTGAGTAGGCGACAGCGTTTCTCCCGTCAAAAGGGAAGAAGACGCTGGGAGATTAGGATACCGCTCATACCTCTCGACTGAGAGAGTACCGTAGTCAACATCGGTGTTTGACGCACCGGACCACGATCCTCCCTTATGTAGCACATATCGGTAATTCGCAAACGTTTTGAATGAATGCGAAACCCGCTCTAACTTGTACTCCCCTTTAAAAGGTTGCACATTTAGAGTTGCTACCAGTTCTTGAACACGGGTAAACCAATCCACAACGAAACTAAAGGGAATTGCTTCCCAAAGGATCGCCGCTGGATTTTGCGTACCCAGAACTGCCGAGAGCGCCAGAGCTTCCGCGCTCAGGCCGTCTAGTCCAGAAAGTCGGTGGGTGAGAAATCCACCGGCCCTGAACAGGCCACCTGAGTCCACTAGCTTTAGCTTGACAGTGTTACCGGACAAAGAGCCATCCTGATAGAGAAGATACTCACCCTGAGGTTCAATTTCGAATCTTCGGGAGAATCCAACTCTAACCGATTGGCCATACGAATTGCGCAACCAAGCAAGACGCTTGGCTACGTAACTCGAAACTCCGGCAAGACTTCTTAGATCCGAGAGTGCGGGTTTAATCCCGAACTTCCAACCTAAGAAAGCACCGCTAGCGGTTTTCGTGAGAGATCTGCTGATCCGAGGAATTAATTCCTCTATAGCAGATGTTTCAAACGCAAAATTGACCAAGTCAACTTGCGGTTTAAACTGATCCGTGAATGACGTTAATGCGTCACCACAGAGACCCTCACGAATCGGAACTGGAACGAGCGGGAGAAGACCTATTAGGAAATCCCTCGTAAAACTGAGGAATGGATCACCACCCGTAAAATAGGTGGCGGTCGATCCCCAGTTTTGCTTGAGAAGTGGCGGTGGTTCAATTACCGCCTCGACTCGCCAGTGATGAGCGTAGTTAACTACGTTCTTGTAGCCTACACTATCGGAGAATTCCTCCATTAGTGAGCCTACATACCGCTCAACAGGTACTGGTCCCCACAAGAGGGACCCATCGCTATCGCGATGCGTCGCTTCGACGAAGACCTTGAGTTCGGTATCACTACGATATCGATTCCTTATAAAGGCCATCTTCCTATCCTCCTAGACGCGACA